CACTTGGCGGAAGTCGTCAATCTCGCCGAGGGTCAGGTCTTTGAATTCATTTGCACGAAGGCGGGTGCAGATGTCCCACGCGAGGTCGTGCCCTTTGCTTGTTTCTTGCATCGTGTTTGGGGTTTGTGTTTATTAGTTCATGCGGGCTTCGTATGCCTCGACCCATTTTTTAAGTTCGCGGACAAAAAGCAGTTCGAAAATGCAAGCGTTTTCAACGGTCATTTCTTCTTTTGTCCATTGTGTGGATGGCTTGCGGTTCATGGTTTCCAAAACCTCTTTGATTTGAGGCGTCGTCATGTTGGAAATGCGGTCAGAAAGGCTCATTGTGTTGGGGGTTTGTGTTCGTTTCATGTGGTAAATCTACAAAGAAACTTTTATCACACCAAGCAAAACCGAAAAAAAATTTTCGCAAAAAGAAACCCCCCGACGTTTCGGAGGGTTCCCTACCTGTAGAAAATGAAACTTAGTGCTTCTCGAAGAAGCTCAAACAAAGAGGGGCAATGCCAACCCCGCATAACACTATGCCCTCCCAAGATAGGCCAAACTCGTGAACCTGCCAAAGGGCTTCAAAAACAATCGCTCCTCCAATCGTGCGCTTGGCACTCCAGCGGCGGAGGTCTCCTTTGGTCTTGAATATCTCCGTCACGTCGAGCCGGGAGATAAGAGCCAGCCACGGGTTCACTACGCCTTGCTTTACGTTGCCTCCCGAACTTCCCATACGTAGTCGTCTCTGCGTTCCCTGACACGTGCCCACCACCCCCCAAGACGAGGCGTGGCGAAGTTCTTTTCCGTAGCCCACCCCGCGTACCTGTCGCCGAGCTTCTTGTAAGACCCCAGCCGTAGGTGGTGGACTGTCCTTTGCTCCAACTTCATCGACTGGGTGATGCGGTCAATACTTACGGGCAGGTGCCACTTCTGATGATCGTGACCCCTCAGGATGAAGTCCGCGTCGGGAAAGTCCTTCTGGTCGATGTCAGCTCCGAGGATTCCCTTCGAACGCTTCGCCCCACCTCCGTACCCGTGGTGATAGTGGACGTTGTACCTCTTGCGTGCGCTGCCCCCTCTGTGCGTCTGCACCACGAGCCACCCGGCATACCCCCCTACCTCTACGTGGCCTCCGTTCGCGTTGATGATTTGTGCCACCCGATCAATGGGTGAAACCATCATCCTCTTTTCGATGTTCGTTTCGTGGTTGCCCTTCGAGATGAACTTAATAACATCGGCGTATTTGGCGAGCTTCTCCCCTACGTCTTGGATAACCTCGTCGACGTAGATACACGACTTGTACTCGGGTCTCAATTCGGAGTAATTGCCGCGAGGGTCGAACCGCCCCTGCATGAGGTCGAACAAGTCCCCAAAGATGAAGACACCGGCTCCCAGCTCCTGCGCCTCTTCGAGGTGTCGGTGCAAGAGGTCACGGTCGCACTTCATGGCGTCGTAGTGGATGTCAGAAATAAAGAGAAAATGCTGCTCGCCTTTGCGCTTGATGAGGTCGCAGTCGACGGCGTGGACGGTGCGCGCTTTTCGTTGAAGGTGCATTCAATAAACCCAGAGGGTATTTGGTGACTTGTTAGGATCCATATCTACGTGAATATGGTTCTCACCCAAACCTATTCTGTGGAAGCCCGCATCCAAGAGAGCTTCGAGAAGTAGAAACCTCCTGCGGTTGTTGGGCACGGCTATATCCGCAGCCCATCCGAGCAGGTGAGACGATTTGGGTGAGGCCGGGTATCCTTTCTTCATGAGCTCCCGGTTGTATTCAATAGTCCGAAAGCCCGACGTTATTTTCATAGGATACCCGTATATGTCGCGGCAGATGTCGAGGGCTTGTACTACTTCGTGCTCCATAAGCTCGCCCGTACCGGGGCGGTCGGGGGAGTCGAATTCAGAGAGCTTAAACCATTTGTACATCACATCCCTTTTTTTGCGAGCAAAACCTTCAGCTCATGGATGCCTTCGACGCATTCCTTAAGCATGGCCTTCAGCTCGCTCTGGTCACTCTCAAGGCGGTACACCCGCCCCTTGAGTTTGGCGACCTCGGAATTCAAGGATACCCAAACGCCAACAGCGGCCATTAACGAAGGCACCAAATTTATCAACACGTCGTAGTTCATCTGAAAACTGTAATTGTGCCGTTTATCTCCACGGCCTTTGTAGAATGGTAAGTAGTTGCACGAATAGTCCAGACGTACACCCCGTCGGGTACAAAAGCTCCGAGGCGGTTCCCCAACCATTTGTCCGCAGGATTAAAACTGATCCAAACCAGAGTACCCCACCGATTGTATATCCTGCACTCCCACTTCCACCAACATTGATTCCTTGTAATCGGTTTCCAGTAATCGTTCTGGAGGTCGGCGTTAGGAGTAAAAGTATTGGGTACGAAGATGAGAGGGTCGTTGCAGTCCTCGCCCTCCTCGGGGTAGTATTCGCATGGCCCAACTACGGTGCATTCTTCGCAGTAGTTTATGGCAACGGGGTCCAAGCAGCCTTGATAAATACAAGAGCCGTCGTCCTCGGTGGCGATGGTGTTGTAGTTGTATGCGAACATATCCGTACATCCCAGCACGATAGGCGGGGGCGGAGGGTCGCACGCTCCGTTGAGGCTCCATTGGATCCAGCTGTTGTAGATATTCTCGTCGGGGTACGCAAAGCCACCTAACCCCTCGTCGCCTTGTATGGCGTCGGAGTCATTAATCTGCCACACCGTCATGATGAGGCATTCTTCATAATATGACCCGCTCTGGAAGATGTCTACCCAACAGCTGGCCGTTCCGCTGCCGAATAGAGGGGTGTCGAGCAGGTTAAAGGTTAGCGTGTCGCCGGTTTGCAAGATGTCGTCCTCGCCTTGACCGATGTCAAAACCCGGGAAGTTGAGAGGGAAGATGAGCAGCGCCCATCCGTGATCGTAGAAACACGGGAACGGGTTGTCTATCAAGTCTGGGTTGAAGGTGAGAGCAAGCAAAAACTCGCCGATGCTGTCGGCTGGGGTGCCGCACTCCGCTCCGTTGACAGCGATGGTGATGTCTGTGGAGATGGGATTGAACCCGATTATCTCCATGTCGCATTGAGCGTAGGATAAGAGAGGCATGAAGAACCACAGAAGCCTCTTCATTGGACAAATACTTTCTTCGTTACGCTGCGATATTTGAGGATATATACGCCCGTCGGCAGCATATCAAAGGGCGTATCGACCCTGCGCCCCATAAGGTCGTAGATAGTCGGTTTGCGGGTGCTGAAATCGCCTTCTAAAACGACGTCAACATACGTGCCCACCGAGAAGTCCAACTCTAAAGGACAGTCGCCCACGCTGGAGAGCATATGCAAGAGGTCTTGGACGTTGACTATCCCGTCGCCGTTAGGATCTACCGGGCTATCTTCAACTCCGAAATAGGAAAGCATGATAAGAACGTCGCCGTTTCCTATGGTGCCGTTGCCATCGTAGTCCATAGGGCACTGGGGAAGGGTGTTGCAAAAGGTTTCTTGCCATACTTCAAAACTCGCACCAAATCCCGTAGCAAAGAGGGTGTCCAAACCTACCGTCCCCGTCATGCCCTCGCCTCCCAAATCGCACACCCCATCGCTTCCAAAATCAAAAGAACAGAAGCCGTCCCCGTTGGCGTCTGTAATTGTTACCTCGTAGCACCCCTCGTAGATGCAAAGGTCGTACACGTATGTCGCTTGGCCTAAAGGGTAGTTGCCGTCACCAATTACAAACTCTCCGTCTTGTGTTATCTCCCAGTCCGTCTCGTTAGCCCACGTATCTGTGCTTACGGTGATACTCAACAAACCTCCTTCGGAGTAGTTAAGAGGAAAAGCGAGGTAGTTATTTTGAGCGTATTCGTCCAAGGCGTTGAAGACCTGTACCTCGAACATCTGCGCCCCGTACACATTGACTCCCTCGAAGAGTACGTCTTGTGAATTTACAAGGTCGAAGACCTGCTGGGTGTACTCGTCGCCGTTGCAAAACAAAAACACGTCGACAAAAGCTAAGGGCTCGTTTCCCGTGTTGCTTACCGTCACCCAAATATCCTGCGTCGGGGTACACCACTGCTCTTGGTAGGTGGCATCCTGCACCATAGCGTCAAAGTCTACTGGGGTCAGGCACGAGTTTGAGTTCCACAGCTCCCAACGTGCGGCGTTCAGGAGTTGGTGCATCTTCTCCGCTTGTCCCTCGGTGAAAGAGTCCTTGCACGTCTCGGGTGTATAGTCCATGAAGTTTTCTACCATAGCGTCAGGACAACTCGGGGCCGTGCATTGGCTGTTCTCCCACGTGGGCGGGGTGTCGCATACCTCGTCGCCTTGGTTTTCGCAGTTGCTCTCTGTGCATCCGGTAGAGTTAGAGAACGTATGCCAGAGGGAAAGGTGGTGACCCATCTCGTGAACGACCGTATATCCCAACTCCCTTCCGGGCTTCTGCACCCCTACCGTGCCAACCGTGTTGTACAGAGCCACGATTCCGTCACGGCAGTCTCCCGTCGGCCCGAGGTACGCAAAGCCTTGTATCCCGTTGCCTCCGTCGTTGTTATTTATTTCGTTAACGACGTAAATGTTCACGTACTCGGAAGGATTCCAACAGCCCGTCGTGGCCTTCAGTTCTTCTTGCTCTACCCCTTGGCTTCCGGGTTGTCCGTTGCTTATGCCTTGCGTTCCGTAGTTCTTCCAGAGGTCGGCTCCGTTAGTGCGGGTGATGCCCGTCGTAGGGTTGCCTTCTGGGTCGCGGGCGGCCAAACAGAAGTCGAGCTTCGTATCGACAGGCGACGCGAAGCTCTCATTTAGTACGTCCAGCTGCGACAAGACTTGTTCGTCGCTGATGTTGTTATCCATAGCCGCGCCCGTGTGCACGACATGGAAGACCACCGGAATAGTTTTGTGCTCTTCGTTGGCAAGGTCAGCCCTTGCCGGGTTTCCCATGACGTGGACGGGATACTCCAGACACGTTTGAGCTTGAACGAAGAGCGGCAGAAAGCCGAGAAGAAGGAGTATTCGCATCGAGCCAAAGTTTGAGAAGTTGGATATTTTCTTGACGGGTCATTGGAGAAGCTTGCGTGCGAGGTCAGGATCAAGCTGCCCATCACCACGAGAGATGGTCATGCCGTTCTGGTAGTAGGCCGTCTTTTCCGGGAACATATCCGCGCCCGTGTTGGACGTGTACTCCGGGAAGAATGAGAGGTTGTGACAGAGGTATTCTACGAGGCGCGTCGTGTAGAACTGGGCGTTTTGCCGTGCGTTCTCAATTTCGCGGTGTAGGTCGGCCTCGGAGATAGCGGCGGTGTTCTCTGCTGTCCTAATAACGAGTCCTCCGTTATCGAGCTTCACGTACAAATTCGGAAGCAGCTCCACCATACTCCACCACACCACGACCTTCCGCACGTATCCGTCCAAGAGGGCTTCGTAGTTGCCCGAGATAGTACCGCCTGAGACGTCGGACTTCAACTTCTCCAGCAGCTCGGTACCGAGGTATTGCTGGAGGTGTTTGTCTTGTGCCAAGATGATGGCCGGAACCATGACCGCGTCTTCCACCCCGCCGTTGAGCTGGGTGATACGCTTCATGTAGTCAGGGTTGACAAAGAGAACTTCTGCTTGTAGTGCCATTATACGGGTGTTGTCCAGTTCTTAGGTTGAAGGAACCCACGGTTTACTTGTTCGCGGGTGGGCTTGGCTACGCGCGGGTCGTTTGTAGGCAGCGGTTCGAGCCCTGCTTCACGCAAAATCTTGCGAGCGCGGTTCACACTTATCTTCTTGTTGTTCTTGCGGAGGTAGGTGCGACGCTCCCAGAAGTGCTGACACGACCCACCCCCGTGGTAGAGGAAGAGGTCGTAGGTGTCGGAGCCGTTTGGCCCCCATCCGGGGTTCACCGCACGAGACGAAGCCGCGTCGATGTCTTCCTTCCTCCATACGCGGTCGCCTGCATTTACCATACGCTTGCAGAAGTCGCGGCTTTCGTTGCCGTTCTTTCCTGTGATCTTGGGCATATAGGCGTAGCGCACCTTGACGAGCTCGTTGTCTTGATCGGAAGAGGCTTGAGGCTTACCCGAGGGGACGCGAGCGAAGTTCCACAAGGCGTCCTGTGTGGCCTCGGTTTCTACGTCCACCCGTCGGGCGTCGATGAGTTCCCACTCGTCGTCTACTTCCTCGCCCATCTCAATCAAAAAGTCACACGCGAGGTTAAGTTCTACGTCGTCGCTCATTTGCACCTCTTCAGAGGGCGTTTGAGGGGTCATAGCGGGCACTTCTTCAACTGAGACAACAGTTGGGGTACCTGCGGCCCCGAAAATGCTCTCAAGGGCGTCTTTTACGATGCGCTGGTAAGGCTTCACCACTTGCTTATCGAAGAGCTCCGAGGCAATCTCCAACTCTTGCGTGTTTCCGAGCTGTCCGGCCGTCTTGACGCCAAACATAGCCGAAGACACCACGCGGTGTCCCACCATGATTTTGTCTGACACCTCCGTAGAGAGGAATTGGTATTGCTTATCCGCGTCGGATAGCGGGAACGGCTCGAAGTCGGGCTTACGTTCGGGAGAGTCCGAGTAGGTCACGATGAACTTACCCGCGTTGGTAGCCCCGGCCAGTTGGCGCTCGATGTCATTTCTAATCTTGTGCCGCTCCTCCTGCGCTGGGACTCCGTTCTTGAAGTGGATGGAGAACGAAGGAGCGAGGCCGTTCTTGATATTGTTGATGTGGTACTTTCCAATTTCCTTGTCCAGCTCGATGTAATCAATCGAGCCGATGTAGTCGGGCTTGGGGTAGTAGTACGATCCGGGAGAGAACGGCTTGACGTACAAGATTTGCACGGGGTACTCTAATGAATCTTCCGGGTCGAAGGCACGCACGAGCTCCGGCTCGATTTGTTTGTTCGACCAGTCCTTTGAGTAGTAGTAAAAATTGACGTTTTCGTCGTTGTCTACCTCAGCCGAGCGGATATTCTCAAAGGGGCAGTGGCGCACCTTGGCAACCGTCGTGCGGTCGATGCTGTACACGACCTCCAGCGCGAAGCCTCCTTGAATCTTCAAGTCGAGGCACGCCTTCCGGACTTCATCTTGCAAGCCCCACTCTTCAATCTTGAGGCGAGCTTCTAACGTGTCGGCCTGCACCCCGTCGCCGTAGATCATATAGGCGATGGAAGTGCAGAGGGCGTTGTGCGTGGCGCTGCTCTTGTAGAGGTCGATGAGGTATTGAGGGAAGAGGTTGTCGTCCCCGTACTGAACGTAGCCCTCATTGGAGGGTCTCTCCTCGTAGGAGCGTTCTTGGTATTCGTTGAGTTTTAGTAAATCCATCACTCGTAATATATAACGTTGTCAGGGATAGAGACGTTAGGAATAGTCCACGCGGGCTCGTCGCTTACTTTGCATGGCCCAATTTCGCATACCCCGACTACACTTGCGTCCGTTGGGTCGAGGTTGGTGGCTGAATTCTGCCCCCAAATTTTGTAGGTAAAGAGGCCGCTTTCGGTAATCAAAACGCCGTTGGTCGTGTCGGCGTTGGTGTCGAGTTCGAACTGCGTATATCTCTCGTTATCGTAGCTCAACACAGGCACAGCGTAGTGCTTTTCCTGCGTCGCTTGGTTGGTGAGCTCCAAGAGATAGTGCGTGAAGCTGGGCAGAAATTTACGTGACTCGAAAGGAGTAACGTTGACCAAGTTGGAGGCGGTATTGGGGGAGAGATGAATCATGCTTCAAAATAAAGGGGAGAGCAACTGCCCTCCCCCTCCTTGTAACTATATCGGAAAAGGCCGTCGGTTAGGCTGGGGTAACGTTACCGGTAGCTCCGTCCGTCGCTGAATCCCAGTCGAGGAATGGTGCCGCCGTTTGTTCTTGGGCTACTACCGTGAGGGTGATGCCGCGCAGGTCGCCAGCAGCTACGCCGCTCGTGACCTCGGAAGCCGTAACCTCCGCTCCGCGAATGTTACCCACAACAAAGTAGTTGCCGTTCACGTCCTTAACTACTACCACGAGGCGACCTTTGGCGAGGTTCAAAAGCTCGACCTGATCGGTGCCGTCCAACCCCGGCAAAACCAAAGTAAGAGTTTGTTCGAAGTAGATAGTCCGGTTTTCCGTCGAAGCGTTAATTGTCTGCACCAAAGAGCTCACATTCCGTGAGGTGTCAAATCCGTAGATAGTAAGTGCAGCGGTAGCGTCGTCGATAACTCCGTCCGTTGTCCCTCCCGGAGCCTCCCAGATACCTGAAGAGAACTCGCCAAAGTAGACCTTCTCAATGCCTCCAAATACGTCCCGGCATTCGAGGTCACGTTGTGTAATTGTGATAGTTCCGCAGGGCATTAGGCGAAGGAATTAAAGGTTGCACCAGTAATACTTGGAACAAAGGCCGCCGAGGTGTTACCCTCTGGGGTCATTGTGGCCTCTTCTGCTGTGATTTCGAGCGTCATACCTGAGAGGTCGCCCGTAGCTGTCCCCGTCGTTACGGAGCCGCCAGCAAGCTCACACCCACGGGTGTGTCCCATAATCCAAAAGGCGCCGTTTACGTCCATCACCACAACAGCAAGACGCCCGTAGCCGAGCTCTTGAAGGTTTACGATGTCCTCGGATGTCAACTTAGGCAAGACGAGGGTAAGCGTCTGGGTGTAGTACATAGTACCATTTTCCACCGAGCCCGTTCCCGATTGTGTGAGAGAGGAAGCGTTCTTCGTTGTGGCAAAAGGTTCGAGTGTCACCGTAAGGGTTCCCGACGTGGCGCTAATAAGGCCCGTCGTAGCACCCGGAGACGCCCACAACCCCTCCTGCCATTCTGCGATATACACACGCTCGATACCCCCGAGGGCGTCGCGGCATGGAAGGTCGCGTCCTGTAAGAGTAAGGCTACAAGCCATAATTTAGGGGGTTGTGAAAGTTGGGGGGAGCCTGTTCTCTCCCCCCTTCTCTCGGGTTCAATTATTAGCTGGAGCGGCGAGCTACTGCGATGGCAGCTTCGTCCACAATCTGACAACCGCCAGAGAACTGCATGATCACACGAGTCACGTCGTCACCCGTCACGTCACGCAAGTTCAAGATAGAGGCGTTGATGTGGTCGGTCAAGAGGTCGGTACCGAAGTACAAGTTCTCACGCTGTGCGAAGAGGAACGTGTCGTCAGGCATACCGGCAGGCGTGATGATTTCGTAGCCCTTGTAGTTCTGAGCGAATCCGTCAGCCAAGTAGGTCAGCTCTGCCGTGCCAGCGATGGCCTCGAAGTAGAGTTGCTTCATGGCACGAGACATGAAGAGCTTGGTGTTGGGGTCGCCAGCGATGACAGCAGGAACAGCCAAGGCGTTCAAGCGAGCCAAGATGTTGGCAGCGGTGGTAGCACCCGTCAACAAATCCTCTTCGCCGGGAGTAGCGGCGACGATTTTGTTCATCAACCCTGCGAAAGAGTTGTACGTTCCCGTCGTTGCTCCGTCGGTGTAGTCGTACTTGCCCTGCCAGATATTGCGCTCGACAGCCTCGGCGGTCTTAGCAGCAACGTACTGAGCCACGAACGTCGTGAAGTCAGCAGGTGCGGCGGAGTTTTGTCCGCGCATCTGAGCACCTTCCCACGTAGCGCGGAGGTCTTCGTTGCATACCTGCTCGTTAATCTTCAGAGCGTCGACGGCCAAGATAGCCTCGCCCAAAGTCAACTGACCAGCAGATGGGGTTGAGAACGCGCAGTCGTCGTTGGCTTGGATAGCCACGCCGGAGAACTTCCGGAGAACTGCTTTAGAGTGAACATTTTCACGAACGGTCACATATCCGTTCGCGATGGTGTCGGCAGACAAGACAGCAGCAGACACGTAAGGACGTGCCGCTTCTCCTGTGTAAGTACCGACGGCAACAGTTGCGTTTGCCATTATTTAGAGAAGTTTTGAAGGAGAGCTGACACGCGCTCCTGAGTTGATAGATTCTTGAGGTCGAGAGGCTCACGCTTCGTCGTTGGGGCTTGATGCTTCAGGCCCGCTTCGGCGGCTTGCTTTTGGATGGCTTCGAGCTCCGCCT